ACTAATTTAAATAATATGTATGATAAAGATTTTATTATAATTGATGATATAGCAGATACTGGAAATACTTTAAATAGATATATTAATTTAGAAGTATGTAATAAAGCATATTATGTTACTATACACGAACATAGTCAATCAATAGTTAAACCAAATTATTCAGTTTTAGATAAAAAAGATAAATGGATAGTTTATCCTTGGGAAACTGAAGGTTCAGAAGAAATACAGGATTATTTAAAATGAGTAAATTTATATATTTCCCATCATTCTCTGCAGGTGCAATGGGTAGTTCATTAGCAAAGAATGTTAAATTAAAAAATGATTTATCTATCAGATTTTATAGTGAAGAATTTCCAGAAAGATATAGACATACTGATATTCTAATTACAGCAGGTCATCATTTTAAGAAACCTGATTATAGAAATGACTTAGGTCTTACTGAAAAAAATCTTGTTATGGGTGATTCTGGTGGTTATCAGATTGCATCGGGAGCAATCAAATGGGATATATCTATTAGAGATAGAATCTTTAATTGGTTAGAACATAATTCTGATATTGCTTTGAATTTAGATATTCCACCGAAAATTAAGTATGAAGGTATGTACGAAGAATGTTTACAAATCAGTAAAGATAATTTTAAATACTTTGCAGATAATCAATCAGGTAAAACAGATTTCTTAAATGTTATACAAGGAACGAATGATTTAGAATACATTAACTGGTATAATGAAATAAAAGATTATCCATTTCAAGGTTGGGCTGTCGGTGGTGGTGGTAGAAATATCTTTACATTTATGTCTGGTGTTATGACATTGTTACAAGGTGGTGAACATCTAAAAAAGACAAATAAATATTTTCATATCTTAGGTATTTCAAAAGTAAAAGATTTCTTAATGTTAAATCAATTACAAAAATCTTTGAACGAAGTAGATTCTAATGTGATTGTTACTACTGATAGTTCTTCACCAGATAGAGCTGTAGTATTTGGTTCTTATTATTTAAGTTATAATTTTAAGAAACCAGCATTTACTTCTATTAATGTACCAAAGTATGACGAGTCATTCAAAGACTTTGAACCAAAACATTTACCAGTATCAACCGAGTTTGATAGAGAGTATTTATCTGAAGCTTTAACTTGGGATGATACAGTAGAGTGGCAAGGTCAATGTACAATGGCAATTCGTTTACATAATTTTATGTTATTCAAAGAAGCTATTGAAAAAGCAGAGTACTATGTTTATAGTCACGATTATATTAAAGAACAAGTATTGTCAAAAGATATGAGAGAGTTATTAAATTCTATTGATGAGATGGTCAAAAGTGATAATCCAAGAAAAACTTTTGAAAAATATAAACCATTATTCAAGAGATTAAGTAATACTAAAGTTGACTTAACAAATTCAAATCACGATTTCTTTTAAGGAGATAAAATGCAATTAACACCAGAACAATTACAAGACAAATGGAATGAAGTTATTGACTTAATCAATAATACATTCGAAGGTGAACGAAAAGATAATCTATTAAAAATGTATGATTATTTTAAAGATAGAATGATGTTTGCACCTGCTAGTAGTGTTGTGTATTATCACAATGCTTTTCCAGGTGGTTATATTTTACACATTCTAAATGTTACAAGATTTGCACTCAAAACATACGAGATGTACAAAGAACTTGGATTACATACGGACGAATATAGTAAAGAAGAAATTATTTTCTGTACTTTACATCACGACTTGGGTAAAGTTGGTAATATGGATTTTGACTATTATACACCAAATGAATCAGAATGGCATAGAATAAATCAAGGTAAGATGTATGATTATGATAAGAGATTACATTATATGACAGTAACAGACAGAGCTGTTTGGTTATTAAATCAGTTTGATATTAAGATGAGTGAAATAGAATATCTTGCTTTACGATTAACCGATGGTATGTATGAAGATGCAAATAAAGATTATTTGATGGGGTATGGTGAGGCTAAGAATCTAAAAACTAATTTACCTTATTTATTACATCAAGCTGATATGTTAGCAACTCGTTGGGAAAAAGAACAATATATGTTTAGTAAAGATGCTGATATTAATTATGAAGAAGTTCTAAATCCTGAACTTAGAGGTGTCAGAGAAAAACAAGAAGCAGAAAAAGTAGAACGAATAAAACAAGCAGTAGAAAAGAAAGAAACACCTGAAGTTCTTTCACAAAAATCAAAAGACTTGTTTAACGAACTATTCGGAGATAAATAATGAATAAATTAGATATGACAACTATAGAATTAGTAGAAACATTAAAACAATATATTCATCAATGGTATTTGGGATATAAAAAGAATGATAAAAAAATAATGAAGAAATGGTCTGATAAATATCAACTGTTATTTTTTGGAGATAAATAATGATACTTGAAATAATAATGAGTTGTATAGCTGTAACATTTGGTTATACAACTTTTAACTTAACAAGAAAAGTTGAGACATTAGAAACTTGGGTAGAAAACTTTTCAGGACAAATAAATTCAGTACAAACTGAATTAGAAAATATAGACGAATCAGGAGCATTTGAATCAGATGATGAAGTTGGTGCTATATTTTCACAAATAAAAGAAACAATAAAACAATTAGAACATTTTAGAGGAGAATAAATTGATGCCTACAGTTAAGAAAAGACGTAAAAAAAGTAAGATGTATTTTGGTACGCCGGTACAAGAAGCCATCATTCGTTATAATGATAGTGATAATCCTACTGAACGAAATAAAATTTATAGTGAAGAGATTGCAGCCGCATTTGATAAGTTAGCAGAAAACTTGATTCATACTTTTAAGTTTTATTATTTTGATTACTCGTTTAAAGATGTAAAAGATGAAGTCGTTTCTTTTCTTGTAATGCAAATGCCAAAGTATAGGCCAGACAAAGGTAGAGCATTTTCATACTTCTCTGTTGTTGGTAAAAATTATTTGATTCTCAACAATAACAACAACTACAAAAAGATGAAATCTCAAGATGATATTTCTGTTCTTGATTTTAATCGTGATGTACTAGGTGAATCTACTACAGGTGAAGTTACTGAATATTATGGTGAGTTTGTAGAACAGATGTTAGAGTATTGGGAAAACAATATTACTAATATCTTTAAACGACAAAAAGATATTCTTGTTGCAGATTCTGTTTTAGAAATATTTAGACGAAGACAAAATATAGAAAACTTTAATAAGAAAGCTCTGTATATTATGATTCGTGAAATGACTAATTCTAATACACAACATATTACTCGTGTTATTAATCAAATGAAAAATTATTATTATAATATGGTAGAAGAGTTTAGTACTACTGGTAATATTGATACAACTAACACAGGTTCTATATTTTAATATAAACAAAAAAAGGGAAGTATACACTTCCCTTTTTTAGTGCTTTATACTGTAGGATGTATAAAACTATTTCGTCCTACTTACGAAATAAACCCACCAACACCAACAAGGCGACAAGCCCAGCGAAACCCGACTCGCCGAACTTATTAATGATGGATGTCAGGTTACCTATAACGTTGACACCAAAGATACCACTTCCGAAGATAACTTCAGAAACAGCACCGATGGCTACAAAGGACATAAGTAGGTGAGCTAAGTCATCTACATATCCTTTAACCATTGTTACGATTTCCTTCATGGTTTTCTCCCGCTAGTTAGAAAAAAAGGTCACTCAGTAATTTTTGGTAACCGAGTAACCTCTATAAATAACTATAATGTAAATAAATTATTTTACTCTATATATATTTATATATTACTATTTTTCAAGTAGTACATATTTATTATTGACTAATAACATTTAGGTGTATTATGGCTATTGATTATGAAATCTTTGATGGTAAGTCACTTTCTTCTCTTTTCAAAGATATTTACGACAACACAGAATATAACAAAAAACAACTAGACATATTAACAAAAGAACTTGTAGGGTTTATTAAAGATGGTGATACTGCCGTACAATTAGTCCCTATGATAAAAGAGTATCTTGAAATCAATGTCAAGAACGATGACCAACTTGTTAAGATGGCTGGTATCGTACAACGTCTTATTTCAGCTGAAAGTAGAGCTTCTGCAGAAGATGAATTTGGTTTATCTGAAGAAGAAAAGAATCAGTTAATGAATAATCTTGAAGATGCTGTTAAAGACATACAAGTAGAAAACGATAAAATTCAAAACAAAATAGAATCAAAATCAATCTCATTGGAGAATTAAATGGCTTGGAGAAAGCGTCGTAGTGTAGATATAACTACATCTTTACCGACTGGTGTACCAACTTATTCTAAAATAAGTTCAATGGTCAAGCAGATTATTAATGCTTCTCAATACGATTATCACGAATCAGAATCCTTTGAAGTAACAGAAGTTATACTTAATGAATCTGGTTTAAGAGGAGCTGTACGTGGTTCTTTTATAAATAATCCAGACCAAGAGATTTTAGGTGGTGTTGTTAAACCTCTTATGCCAAATATATTACAAGTACCAGTTGTTGGAGAACACGTGGTTGTTGTTGAATACAATGGTCAACATTTTTACACAAGTATTATAAATCGTAAAGGTTCTGTTAATGAAAATTCTATACCAGGAGCTTCGGGTACGTATGAAAAGAATACGAAGTATGGTGAAACATTTGAACGAAGAGATGCTAAACAATTAGAAATCGGTGAAGGTTGTATTTTATATCAAGGTAGATTTGGTCAGTCAATACATTTTGATGGACACGATAACAAACCTTCAATACTAATACGAAATAATATAGACAGAGGTAATGATAGCATCGTGTCAGAAAATATAGATACTGATGATAGTTCTATATACTTAACCTCAAATGGATTACGAGGTAAAAGATTTGACGACCAACAAATAGAAGGAAAAAAAGTACTAATAAAAAGTGACGGAATATTTATTAAAGGAAGTGATATTAGATTAGGTACTGCTGTAGAGAACAATTTACAACCAGTTGTAAAAGGTGATGATTTATTAGATTTATTTGAAGACTTAATATCCGCTTTAGAAAATACAACTTTTATTGGTGTTGCTCCAGGTTCACCTACAACACCAGCCGTTAATGTAGTACAGTTTACAAATTTAAGAACTAAACTAAAAAATATTTTAAGTACAAAAGTTAAAATACAATAGGAGTGAATAATGACTAAAAAAGAACTTGTAAAAATAATACAAGAAGTTGTAAAACGAGAAGTGCAAAAAGAGGTTAAAAAGATATTTATAAAAGAACAAGTATCTGAAGAACCAACTATTGAAATGAAGTCAATAGTAGAAAAACCAAAAGAACAAGTAAAGTACACAAAGAATGAAAATCTTAATAAAGTTCTAAATGAAACAGTTGGTTTAAGTAAATCTCAATCTCAAACAGAAGCATATCCAACTCTAGGTGGAGGAGCATTCGATACAAACAGAATGACTGAATTATTAGGTTATGGTAAACCAGAAGAAGTACAAAGAGATATGGTAGCGGCTGATACTTTGAGAAAAGCAGGTAAATCAGTTAACGATGTTCCAGAACACGTTACAAATGCACTAACTCGTGACTATAGTGACTTAATGAAAACAATGGACAAGAAAGGTAAGTAATGTCAGCTACTGAAACAGATTTAAATCCTAACACTTATATTGGATTATCTTTTCCGTTGAGAGCTGGAAATAATCAAGATTTCCAGATGACTAAAACATCCCTTCAACAAGCTCAACACAATATTAGAAATCTGATTCTTACATATCCTGGTGAGAGAGTAAATCAACCAGAGTTTGGATGTAGATTACGAGAGTTGTTGTTTGAACAAGTAGATGATGAGTTACCGGTTAAAATTGAAGAAGAAGTCAGAAGAAGTATAAGTCAATGGTTACCTTACGTTAATGTAGTACAAGTAGACACTCTTACAGAAGAAGGTGACAAAAACAAAGTTTTCGTACAGGTCAAATATACTACAACATTAAATCCAGAAACTATAAATCAAATAACATTAGATGCTGGTTATGTAGCTGATACAATTTACTAAGGATAAAAAATGGCTAGAACAAGTACACAAAAGAATGTTGTAAAACAAGTTAATTATCTCAACAAAGATTTTAGTGATTTCAGAGATAATCTTATTGAGTTTGCAAAACAATACTTTCCAAACACATACAATGACTTTAACGAGTCATCACCGGGTATGATGTTTATTGAAATGGCAGCATATGTCGGTGATGTACTTTCTTATTATATAGATTCACAATTTAGAGAATCACTTTTAGCTTACGCAGAAGAAAAAAGAAATGTGTATAACATAGCTCAGTCATTTGGATACAAACCCAAAACAACAACACCAGCGACAGTAATACTTGATGTGTTTCAGACTGTCCCAGCTTTGAATGACAAACCAGATTTTAGATATGCATTAAACGTTACAGCAGATACAGAAATTACAGCTGGTAGTACAGGTGCAACATTCAGAACATTAGAAGATGTTAACTTTAAGTTTTCTAGTTCTTATGACCCAAGAGAAGTTGAGATTTTTGAAACAGATAGTGGTACAGTTACGAAGTTTTTATTGAAGAAAAAAGTAAAAGCAGAAAGTGGTACAATCACTACAGAAAGGTTCACATTCGGTACTGTAGAAAAATATTCTCAAATTAAATTAGCTAATTCAGATGTAATAGAAATTTTATCTTGTACTGATAGTGATGGTAATAGTTGGTATGAAGTTGATTCATTAGCTAGAGATACAATATTTGAAGACATAGAAAACAATGTAGACAATGACCCAACTTCAGTTATTAGTCGTGAAGTATCACCTTATATTTTAAAACTTAAAAAAACAGCTCGTAGATTTACAACTTATATAAATCAAGATGATGAAACTGTTTTGAGATTTGGTGCAGGTACCAGTGATAATCCTGACGAAGAAGTTATTCCAAATCCAGATATGGTTGGTTCCAATTTACCTGGTAGTCCAAGTAAGTTAGGTCAAGCATTTGACCCAAGTAACTTCTTAAAGACAAAAGCTTTTGGTCAAGCTCCATCTAACACAACACTAACTATAGAATATTCTCACGGCGGTGGTGTTGATGACAATGTAGCTTCAGGTGATATTACAAGTAGAAGTAGTATTGGATTTCAAATACAAGATGCTACCTTATCATCAACCTTAGTACAAGAATCAAAAGATTCAGTAAGATTCACAAATCCGAGTCCAGCAACTGGTGGTAGCTCAGGTCAGTCTATTAGAGAAGTTCGTGAAAGTGCGTTGGCATATTACCAAGCACAAAGTAGAGCAGTTACTAAAGAGGATTATATTGTAAGAGCATATTCTTTACCACAACGATATGGTAATATTGCTAAAGTTCATTTGGTACAAGACGAACAATTAAATGTTAATCAAGAAGCAGTTGTTAATCCTTTAGCATTAGATATGTATACTCTTGGTTTTGATTCAAATAAAAAACTTACACAAATATCTAATGTAGTAAAAGAAAATCTAAAAACATATTTATCACAATTTAGATTAGTAACTGATGCTGTCAATATTAAAGATGCATATGTTATTAATATTGGTGTTAAGTTTTCTATCTTAACAAAAGTTGGATTTAATAAAAATGATGTTCTTTTAAGATGTGTAAGTAAAGTTAAAGAATTCTTTAATATAGATAGATGGCAAATAGGACAACCAATTATTCTTTCAGATATTGTTTATGAGTTGTCTTTAGTTGATGGTGTAGCTAGTATTGTACCACCCACCGGACAAGACGGTGAAAAATTACCAATATTAATAGAAAACAAATATAGCGTTGCTGATGGGTATTCTGGTAATTTTTATAACGTAGAAAAAAGTTTAATTGATGGTGTATTATATACAGCATTAGACCCAAGTATTTTTGAAGTTAAATATCCAAATTCTGATATACAAGGTAGAGTTCTTGGTGATAACTTGACAATCGGAGATTAATAAATGCATTATTTTACTTTCGCAGATAAAGACACTGCTTTATATGAAGCTACAGCTAGTATGAATACAGGTTTAGATGAAATATTAGAAGTTAGAAAAGATGTAAATGATGCCGGTGCTACGATTGATGTTACCCGTATTTTAATAAAGTTTGATTTGTCTTATATATCATCTTCAGTTGCAAGTGGCCTAATCTCTAATCCAAAATATTATTTAAATCTCTTTGACGCTAAACCTACAGCTTTAGCAACATCACAAAGTTTATATGCTTATCCAGTCAGTCAATCTTGGACAATGGGAGATGGTCGTTCTTATGATGACCCAAGAACAACAGAAGGTTGTAGTTGGAATTTTAAATTCGGTGAAGTAGATGGTACACTTTGGTCAAGTATAAGTGGTTCGGGTGGTACTTGGTATTCAGGTTCTGGTTATGAGGCTTCACATTCTTTTACTCATAAATCAAAAGATATGAGAATGGAAGTTTCTGATATTGTAAATAAATGGTTAAGTAGTACTGTACCAAATGAAGGGTTTATTGTTAAAAGAAGTGGAAGTATTGGTAATACTGATACTAATACTGATGAAGGTAGTACAACCGAATTAGGTAATTTTAAGTTTTTTTCAAGTGATACTCACACAAAATATCCACCAACACTTGAAGTACAATGGGATGATTCAAGTTGGTCAACAGGTTCGTTGTCAGCTCTTACATCAACAGATTTAGAAGATATGACAATCTATATGAAAGGGTTGAGACCATCATATAATGAAAAATCAAAAGCAAAATTTAGACTAGTTGGTAAAGCAAGATTCCCAGCTAAAACATATTCAACAACACCAGCTGACTTAACAATAAAATATTTACCAAGTGGTAGTACATCAGGTGATGGTACATTTTACTCAATCGTTGATGCCGAAACAAACGATGTAGTTGTGCCATATGGTAGTGGTTCGAAAGTCAGTTGTGATTCTACTGGTAATTATTTTAATCTTTGGTTAGATGGTTATCAACCAGAAAGATATTATAAATTAAATTATAAAGTTGTTAGTGGTAGTGGTACAGCAGATGAAACACAACAATACTTTGATGAAGGATTTACATTTAAGGTAACTCTATAATGCCATACACAAAAGAACAGTTAAAAAATGTTGATTTCTATCAAGATTTTGTTACGGAATTACAAACTGAATATCTTAATAGAGTCGAAGAATTAAAACAAGATGATTTCCGTCGCAATGAAGTTTTATATTCTTTTGAAGATATTATATCAACAAATGGTTTAGAAGATTCTGAAATTGGTCAAGATACAATTTATTTTAATAGGATTGACGAAACTGATATTAGTAAAATGATTTCTTCAAGTGAAACTCAATATCCACAATATGTTAGTACAAGTTTATTAGAACAAACAGTTGATAGAACTTTAAGTGAACTTTCAACTTCTGAATTTGCAGAAACTTTACCAGACGGTATTGCTAATGGTGATGTAGTTACTAGTGATGATTTTGAAGATAAAAGAATTTACTTAATACAAAATAATCAAAAAAAACCTTTTAATGATATTGGTATATTTTACGCAGAGTATGATGTTAGTAAATTAAAAACAATTACAGTAGATGAATTAGCAAGTATTCCAGAGGGTGAGGAAGTAGAATGAAAAGTACTCTAAATCAAAAAGATAGAGACATATTATTTAAAAGTCAATATGCTGATTTAAATTTTGGTACATATTCAGATGATTATGTTCAAGCTCTTTTATATGACACAAATGATAATTTAATTGAAACAAGTGTTGTTGAATCAAGTGATTATACTATTGAAGATGGTTCAGTAAAATTAAAAACGGGTACCATAATTAGAAAAATGGGTTATGATAGAGGTCGTTATAGAATTAAATATAATTTTTTAAGAAAGAAAGCGGGTTCTTATGAAACAGTTTTAGTTGATAGTAATAATCAAATTTATAACGGACCATATCACGTAATGGAAAATGGTCATATTATGAAAGGTGCCGACCACGTGCACGGTGCTGAAAGATTATTTTTAAAAGAGAATAAATATCTGATTCAAGAAGTATCACCTTCACGAAATGAAGTACGTGTTATACCGCAAAATATTGACGATAAAAAATATATCGATGATTTATTTTATTCTGGTAAAAAACGAAAAAAAGAAAAAGTAGATTTTAGTGTAAATTTTGTAACAGCTAATCCAGGTGTTGGTAGTGAAACTCTTAAAGATTCAGTAGAGTTAAAATCTTCTGAAGATTTACCACAGAGTTATGTCGGAAGTTTAATCTATCTTAACAAAGCATTCATAAAAGAAAAAATATTCCCTCAACCAGAACCAGACCCATCAACTATACCAGAAAATGAAACTGTTGGGGATATACAGGCTCGTTTTTATATTAGTAATACTGATGGTACTATATTAAAAGGTGGTAATCTCAGTTCAATAAATACTATTTGGAATGATTTTAAAGATGCTACTGACGATACAATAAATACTGTTAAAAGTCAACAACAAAATTATAATAATGTTACATATATGATACGTAAATATAGTGCACCGATATTTCAAAAAGATGGTGGTGAAATTGAGTTAAAAAGTATTTCAACAAAACCAGCTGAAAACTTACCTGTAAAATATACTTGGACAATAAGTGGTCAAGATTTTACTAGAAAAGGATATTTAGATAATCCAATAGCAGCTGGGAACGATGATGCTTACATTGTCGAAGCCGGTTCAGGTAATGTTAGTTATCAAACTGAAAGTGCTAATGGTAGTTCTATAAAAGTTAGATGGAATAGCTCAACTACATTTATAAACGTTCAATTAAAAATAGAATCTAAATTAGCAAATAATAATGATGTTTCAAGTACTGTATTTGTACCATATACGATAAATGTGGAGAAGAATTAAAATGCCAAACGGTGATATGCTCGATGATATGACAGAATTACTAGACCAAGCTGCAGAAGAAGCTGCAGCTGAAAACGACGGTACTCAAGATCCTCTTGAACCTATTTCTATAATATATGCTCCGTTTGTTGCGAAAATAGAAGGTATTAATGGTGATAGAATTACTATAAATAAAACCTGGTCTCAATATCAATCTATCACCGGTCTTGAAGAAGCAAATATTGAAGTTAGTCAAAGATTTGAAGATGTTTCTCTATCACAAATTGTTAATAATAAAAGAGCATTAAATACTTTCTTACATTTTGGTGATGATAATATCTTACTCACCACAAATACAATTACAGATAAAGTTACAGTACCAGAATATCCACATTCTACAGTTTTTAAATTATATGAATCTTTACCAGATGATATTGAAGAAAAAGATAATGTTTATATAGTACAAGAGGTTTTACCTGAGTTAGTAGAAGAGGTAGAACTTATACCTTATGCACAAGAAGATGAAGATGTTACAGTTTTAAGATCGGTTGAATCTTCACAAGTTAGTTCACCAGTTTCTATGAGAAGAACTGAACTTAAAAGTTATAGTGATTTAATTACTACTGATACTAAATTACAAGAAAATATTATTGACGAATATCTGAGTGGTAGTAATAAACCAGTAAAACTAAATGTTGATTATTCTAACTATGAAAACTTTACTAATTTTTCTTCAGCTGAAAAAAGATTAGCAAATTTCAAATATAAAATTGAACAGATTGAAAGTTATACACAACAAAGTTCTTCTCTTGTTGGTGTAACAAGTTCTGAAAAAGATTTACAGAGATTTGACAAGTTAATTCGTGATACTAAAAATAATTTTGATGGATATGAAACTTACCTATACAATGTAAGTTCATCTTATGTTTCAAGTTCAATGGGTATATTTCCGGATGCAAGTTGGCCTAAAACAGGTAGTGGTACTTATGCAGACCCATATGAACCCGTAAGTTCTTCCAATGCTTCATTTACTACTTGGTATGGTTCTGTAAACAGTAAACTAGGTCAAGTTTATACAGCTTCACTTTATGATAAAGACAATCAAAATAGACTTGTAAATCTTTTACCACAACATATCAGAGAAGATATAGACAACACCTACTTTTTAGATTTTATGGATATGGTAGGTCAACAATTTGATGAGCTGTGGTTGTATACTAAAGCACTATCAGACATAACAGATAGACAAAATGATTTAAGTGAAGGGTTTTCAAAAGATTTGTTATTTAATTTAGCGGCTTCTTTAGGTTGGTCAGTTAATGATGGTAAAGATTTAATAGAATTAAGTAGATTTGGTTTTGGTCAAAAATTAAGTGGAACAACATATTCACTATATACATCAGGTTCTCTTGATTCACCACCTGAAGCTGATATTTCAAAAGAGATTACTAAACGATTGATAGCAAGTATGCCTTATATTCTTAAATCAAAAGGTACTATTGGGTCTTTAAAAGCTATTATTAATTGTTATGGTATACCAAGTTCTATTTTGAGAGTTCGTGAATACGGTGGGTTACAAAAAGATAATCATAAAGCACAATTTGAAATAGCACGTAAATTTACAAAAGCTCTTGGATTTAGAGCAAGTCAGTATGTAGAAACTCCATGGGAAGATGATTCTACAACAAGTAGAAAACCTGAAACTGTTGAATTACGATTCAGAGCGGTATCTGGTTCTGACCAAGTACTTATACAAAAAGATACTGATTGGGCAATCAAATTAAAAGATAACGGTTCTACTGATAATTACGGTACTGTAGCATTTATGTTGTCAGGCTCTGATGGATATAAAGAAATTAGTTCTTCATTGTTACCTGTATATGATGGTGAATATCATTCTGTTATGTTACGTAAAAACAAAATCAATACACAATTATTGGTATCATCTTCATTTGAAACACCAAGTGGTGAAGGTGTATTTAATCCATTCTCAAGTGCATTTAGAGGTAGTTTAGAAATAGTTAGTGGTTCAGATGTAGCTTATGATGGTAGTAAAAGCTTAAGACACATCAATACAAGTTTAACAGATACATCTTATACACAACCTTATTTTAGTGATAATTCTTCTGTAGCTACAGTTAGTTCTGGAGAGTCTTATTTGTTTAGTGTATTTGCTAAAGTATCATCAAGTCTTGTTGATTCGGTTGGTAGTATAAAATTATTTGAGTTAGATTCAAACAATAATGTTGTAAACTGGACTGAAGAGTTTGAGTATGCGACAAATGATGGTGGTATAAAAAGTTCTGAACAAGTTGGTTTAAGTGAAACTGAATGGAAACAAATACAAGTAATGAAAACTATTAAGTTTCCTAACACATCTAAACTTGGTGTAAGATTAGAAAACAATAAACCCAACACTACAATATTTTGGGATAAGATGTCTTTACGAAAAACATCTACAAATACAGATTCTATTACAGATGCATTTAAGTATGAATTGTTTGTTAAAAAATATGATGCTGGTTTAGATAGAATAAGATTATCATCAAAAGTTGATATGACAGTATCAAGTTCTGTATCACAATCATATAATGCGGCTTGGACTGGTAGTGGTGATTTATTTATAGGTGGTAATAGTACTTCTGCATTTAGTGCAGGTAAATTATCAGGTTCTATGATGGAGTTTAGATTATGGGCTGAACCACTAGATGAGGACAAGTTTAATATTCACGTAGCAACACCAAAGTCTTATGTTGGTAATAATCCAACATCTTCGTTTACAACTTTAATTCGTAGATTTTCTTTTGATGACAATACAACATTATCAAATGGAACTTCTATAAGAGATACGAGTGCAGACCAAACTACTACTCAATCCGGTAGTGCTCAAGGTTTTGGTGGATTAAACACATTTGAGTCGGTTGTAGACAAAACCAAAACACTTGTACCCAATCACGGACCTAAACGTAGAATGGCTACAAAGATTAGAATTGAGAATAATTACTTGAGTGGTAGTGGTGCGGGTTTGAGTGTAGATTCAAGATATGATTTTAGTTCAAATGATTTTTCACCTTTAGATTCACCAAAGTTAAGTGTAATGTTCTCACCAACTGATGTAGTCAATGAAGACATAGTTTCGTCATTTGCTAATCTTGATTTTAATCAGTACTTGGGTGACCCTCGTGATAACTTTTCTGAAAACTATCGTGAGTTAAAAGATGTTTCACATACATATTTTCAAAAGTATACAGGTAAAAACAACTTTTGGGATTATATGCATCTTATAAAGTATTATGACCAATCTATATTTAAACAATTACAAAAAATTATACCAGCTCGTGCAAAAACAAATATGGGTACATTGATTGAGGGTAATATTTTTGAAAGACCTAAATCACCAGTACAGAAAAATAACCCTACATTTACTCAACCTTATTATGATAAAGAAGTCAATATTTCTAACTTTGAACCTGAACACGAAGATAGTAGGTCTATAGTGTTACCAATTGGAGAGTATCCAAATTATACAGGTACAGCTACGAATAGAGATACTTTCTTTACACCATCATTATATAGATTTACAACAAACGATAATTATGATGATAGAAATTTATATATAAGTAGTTCTGTAACATTAGGTGGTCCTACTTATGTATTCCAAGAAGCAACATCTTCATTTATAGATACAAATAGAACATCAATACACAATAAAGAATACAGATTTTTCTATACAAGTTCTGCAGAGTTTGATAATAGTGATAGAAAAACAACAAGAAAAGATTTACATTTTTACACATCCAAATCTTTAGCTGATACTGATTTAGACCCCGAATATCAATATGTATTAGCTTTGAATAGAAGTTTTTATGAGGGTGTAAAAAATACAACAAAAACAACTATTGATGGTAAATCACCAATAATTGTTAGAGTAACATCACCAACTGTTGCTATACCATTTGATGCAAGTGATAGCAACTTGAGAGTGGTTGATAACGAATAAATTATTTAACAAAAGTTCAGTAAAGTGATATTTATTTTTGAAAAGTTATATCATAAACTGAATTCAAATAGGAGCATATAATGGGATTTTTAGACAATTCTACTGTCACAGTAGATGCAATCCTTACAAAAAGAGGAAGAGAAATATTATCACAAGGTGGTAATTTTAACATCACTAAATACGCTTTGAGTGATGAAGAGGTTGATTACACATTGTATGATGTTACTCATCCTAGTGGAACTGATTCTTATGGAGCTGTAATTGAGAATATGTCTCTATTAGAAGCTGCTCCAAACAGAACAACATTTAACAGTTTTCTCGTACAAAGTTCACTAGCAGGTGTTAAAGTATTGGTCGATAGAAAACTTTATTCCAATGTAGAACCAGATACACCAATTACTATTACACCAACTACAAAAGGTGGACCTGAAGAAAACTATATCTTCACTATTGGTAACTTGGGTGTTGTTAGATTTAGAGGTAGTACCACATCGACATTTACTGGTAAATCAGCTACATTTTTAGCACAATCTATTAGTTCTGCAGCATCAACTACTGTTACCGTACAAGGTGAAAATAGTGGTGTTGTAAGTGTTGTTACTATCAATGTTAAAGCTGACCCAACATCTAGTATTACAGCAGATGCATGGAAACAACAAGCTAAAGCAGCAGCTTCTGGTGAAGGCGAAGGATAAATAAGAAAGTAAGATTATGGCATTTTATAAAATATTAACACAAGACGATAGAGTTAACGATACTGCTATAGTAACTTCTGGTTTATTCCAAGACGGTGCTTCAAGTATCACAACTTTCTATACGTCATCAACTCAATACACAAATACTGGTGATTATAATATTGATGTATATCGATATGATCCAGCTGGTAATGCTTCAGCTTCAGTTCAGTTTGGTGTGGCTTATGGTCATCTCGAAGGTAGTGGTTCATTAGGAACAGTAGGTGCTACAGGTGATAGACCATCTGCGGCTGTTTATGGTCAATTCAATAATATGATTAACCCACCACAAACAACTAAGTTTACTTTTGGTCCTAAAAGTACTGTAAAACATTTTTATGCTTTATCTTTTAATAGGGCACGTATCAGAGAAGAGATGGAGCCAGGTGGTTGGGAATTACATATAGGTACAACTAAACTAATTGACGATTCATCAACTAATGCAGGTGGTACAAGTAACGAAAGAAACTTTTCACCAGAATATAACGTTGTTAGTGGAACGTTGAGTGGTGGTACAACCATTAATACGGCAGCAGCATCTGAACACGCAGATAGTGGTTCTTATGGTTCATTTTATCCATCATTAGGTGTGATTCTTTTAAACCCAGATAGATTAAGTGATGCTAATGGTGCAAACATTACAACTACGGAAGCGTCTAATACTGATTCCAGAAATCATAGAACACTTTTTAATAATATTAAAACTGGCGCTTATTTCCAAGCTAAGAGACAAGAAGAAATTACATCAAGACATTTCTTTGTTAGAGCAACTGCTAATGATTTCAATGCTACAACAAATGAAACTTATTATACAGAATCAACTGCTGGTGTAAAACAAATCATTTCAGGATTAAGAACAGATTCTAAAACTTACATCACAACAGTTGGTATGTATAATGATGATAATGAATTGTTAGCTATTGCAAAACTAAGTCAACCAATTTTGAAATCAAAATCACGCGAGGCGTTAATAAAAGTAAAATTGGATTTTTGATGTAATTATTAAAGTTAAGTTAGATAGTGAAAAAAATAAATTTGCAAAAAAACACGGATTTGAAGTCTATAGATTTTGGGAAAGTGAAATTAAGAAAAATCCTAATATAATTTTAGAGAAACTAAATCATGTTAAAAAGTATTGAACCAGAAAATAAATCAATAACATCATTCGAGGTTCATAAGACATTTACTCTTACTGAGGCTGATAGTGGTAGTGGTGTATATTCTATACCTTTAATCAAAGGTACTGATTCCAATTTGTATAACTTTTCTACAAGTACAGCTACATCTACTACAATATCAAGTAATACGTTTTATCGAACTCCGACTTGGTATTCAATCAATACTCTTTACTATCGTGATATAACCCAAATGAGAGGTTATATTGATTTAATCAGAGGTGTACCGACAAGTTCTGTTGGAGTTGTAGACTATACGTATTCACGACCCGTTGTTCGTTCTGATGTAGATGGTTCAGTTGAAACATTTAAACTAACACGACCATATACAAGACAACTACACGATACTGCTAATGTTATCTCAATACCACAAGAGTTATATGGTGAAAATATTCAACCTCATTCATTTAGACTTACAGATGATGCAACAGATAGTACAATAATATTACAAGACGATGGTCGTGGTAATTTGTTTGATGTTGCTTATTCATCAAGTTATGCAGCTCATACACCAGATGCTAAAAATAGTGGTAGTGTTGTTGGTAATATTTTTTATAGTGATGGCCTTGCTGTAATCACAGATACTGGTTCTTACTCAAGTGTTGGTACTGGTAATGGTTCTGATGGATTTACTGTAAAGTTTAATTCTACACAAACAATCTATGAAAGAGAATATGTTTGTATAGCTGATGAAAATGAGTTTCAACATACTACTAATAAGAGTTTAAAAGTAGGTCGGAGTGGTAGTATAGGTACAGCTCCATTATCACCATCTTCTTCTATCTATTTTAAAACAATCTACGATGAATATCCATATAATCTTGTTGGGTATTCTACTAGTTCTTATAATACAAGTGGATATGAAATTGGAGAAGAACTAATCGGTGAAGCAACACATTCAGATTTTGCCACATACGTTACATCAATAGGTTTATACAATGATGAAGATGAACTTTTGGCAGTTGGTAAAACAGCTAAACCAATTAAAAACGACAAAGAACTATCATTAACATTTGTGGTTAGATTCGATACAAACTAAATTTTTCCTTATATATATTATATTTATAATATAATAAAGTCTATAAACTTTTTAATCAAAAGGTTGCTCCATTTTAGAACATATTAGGGGATTTTAATGTTAAAATTCTTAGTGAGTTTAATGATGGTTATGAGTTTAAGTTATAGCCAGACTCCCATTATTAGACTATTACAATCAAGAGAATACAATACGCCAAAGTTTTGGTGGAGAGCTCAAGAAAATTTTAAGTTGAGAGGATACTTGGCCGATGACACTACTGGACTGGCCAATCCGACTGATGGTAGTTATAAGAGTAAAACAAGAGGTGTAGCATATAAGAATAATAACTTTGATGTCTGGAGAGATTCTGTAATGACTATCGCTGTTACACTTGATGACAATGATGCATCCGTAACAGCTTTTCGTTTAGATATTGTATTTGATAATGATTTAATAGATTGGACTCACGATTCAACTCGTGTAGAGAAAGGTGCATACATCAATGGTTGGACTGAGGGAGATAGTTCAGCTGGTGCACATTATTCATACGAGGT